CCCCCTGGGGGGTGACTCCCTCCCCCCGCCCCGTCTGCGCCTCGGGAGGTGCTGCGGCGCTCCGTGCGTATGAAACTCCGAGATTTGGGGGCATGGTGCCCCCTGGGCTGCCCGTAGGGGTGCGGGCAGGGGTCGGGGTGGCTGATTTGATGGCGCGGCGGGTGGGCGCCGCAGAGCGCCTCTCAGCCCCTCGACCCCAATCAACGTTTGATGAATGCGCAGGTCACAGCGCTAAAAGCGTTACATCTGCGGTATCATAGAGGCATGCCGACCCCGACCTGCGAGCACTGCCCCGCCCCGCTGCCGATCACGGCGCGGCGCCACGCGAGGTACTGCTCGACGCGCTGCCGCGTGGCAGCGCATCGCGCGCGGCGCCGCACGCTGCCGGACGAGCTCACGAGCCGGCCGCGTTGGGTCCGGCGCACCAGGACGAAGGTTCCGGTCGCGGTGAACGGCGAGGCGGCGAGCAGCACCGCCCCCGAGACGTGGTCGCGGTACGGCGACGCCGCGGCGAGCACGGTCGGCGCCGGGCTCGGGTTCGTCCTCAACGGCGACGGCGTCGTGTGTCTCGACCTCGATCACTGCCTCTACGGCGACCGGGTCGCCCCGTGGGCGCAGCGCATCCTCGACGCCGCGGGCCCGACATGGGTCGAGCGGTCGGTGTCCGGCGACGGGCTGCACGTCTGGGGGTACGGCGAGCTGCCGCACGGCCGGCGGGTGTCGGTCGGGACCGGGACGGTCGAGCTGTACGGCACGGGCCGGTACATCGCGGTCACGGGCGACACGTGGGGCGACACGCCCCGTCGGCTCGGCGATCTGTCGGCCGTCATTCACGCGTTGCTGTAGCGCCTCCCGACACGGGCGCGCTGCGGCGTACCCGACACGGGAGGTTCAGCCATGGCGCGACTGCGCATTGTCGAGCTGCCGGTGCAGCACAACGGCGACGAGATGACGACACCCTTCGCCGTGATCTTCGATCAGGTGTCGGACGGCTCGCCGCTGCTGCGCGACCTCGGCCGCGTGAACGACGCGGTGCGGGCGTGGGGCGCTCGAGGTGCTCTCGTCACTGCGGACACGATCGAGCTCGCCGACGAGCTGCCGGTCGCCGAACCCTTCGAGCTCGTCGTCGAGGGCGGTCACCTCTTCGGCGGCGACGGGCACGACGACCCGCTGCGCTGCCGGCGGTGCGGGATCGAGCGGGTCGAATGGGTGACCCGCCGCGACGTCCCGACGTGCGAGTCGGTGCGCCGCACGAAGGGGTTCAGCTGATGGCTGTCACGGGGCGCAAGCCGAAGGACGGGCCGAAGCGCAACCGGGTCGCCGCGGTGCACGACTGGACAACCGTCGTCGACCGGCCGTACGACGGGCCGCGGCCGACGCTGCCGGACGCTCGCCGGGTTGAGTGGACCGACCGCGAGCTCGGCCGGCAGTCGGACATGCAGCCGCTGCAGCCGATCACGCGGCAGTGGTGGGACCGGGTCGCCGCGATGCCTCACTGCGTTCTCTGGTCGGATGCCGACTGGCAGTACGCGGTGACGACCGCGCTCGTCGCCGACGCGGTGTTCGCCGGCGACGTCCGGCTCGCGGGCGAGCTGCGGCAGCGCGAGCGGGTGCTCGGCACGACGCTCGACGCGCGGCGGGATCTCCGCATTCGGTACGTGCCGGCCGACGACGAGCCGGCCGCGGGCGAGGTGACCGAGTCGACGGGCGAGGCGTCGCAGCCGCAGAACGTCACGCGGCTGTCGGAGCGCCGGGCCCGGCTGACCGCCGATGCCCCGTGAACTTGTTCGCGCCCGAGAGCATGACCGGACCCGCTCGCTAGGGTGGCTCGCCCTCGCGTGGAAAGAGCACTTCTGCGTTCATGGGCCCGGCGACATTCAGGGCCGACCGCTCGACCCTGACGCCCCCGACGGCATCCCGCTCGACGACGAGCTCGCCGCCCTCACGGTCGACGCCTACGCCCTCGACGGGTCGGGGCGCCGGCTGTACGACTCGGCGTTCTTCAGCCGGGCGAAGGGGCGAGACAAGTCGGGGACCGCCGGGCGGTTCGTGCTCTTCGAGGCGTTCGGCCCGTGCCGCTTCGCCGGTTGGGCCGAGGGCGGCGAGGTCTACGAGTGGCGCGACTTCCGTTACGTCTACCAGCCGGGCGAACCGATGGGGCGCCCGGTCACGTACCCGTTCATTCGCTGTCTGGCCACGGAGGAAAGCCAGGCAGGCAACACGTACGACAACGTGCTCTTCAACCTCACCGACGGACCGCTCGGCGAGGACTTGCCCGGCGACGCCGCGGGCGTGACCCGGATCATCCTTCCCGACGGCGGCGAGATCGTCCCGTCGACGGCGTCAAACGCGGCGAAGGACGGCGGTAAAGAGTCGTTCGTCGTGTTCGACGAGACACACCTGTACGTGCTGCCCGAGCTGCGGCGCATGTACGACACGGTGCGCCGCAACCTGGGCAAGCGTAAGGACGCCTCGCCCTGGTCGCTCGAGACGTCGACGATGTACGCGCCCGGCGAGGGCAGCGTCGCCGAAGAGACGCACACGTACGCGAAGCTGATCCGCGAGGGGAAGACGCGCACGGCGCGGCTGCTCTTCGATCACCGGTCCGGGCACGAAGGTGTCGACCTCACCGACGAGTGCGCGGTGCGCGAGTCGCTCGCCGAGGCGTACGGCGACTTCGCCGCGGTGATGGATCTCGACCGGCTCGTGAACGAGATCTTCGACCCGCGCAACTCGCCGAGCGACAGCCGGCGGTACTTCTTCAACCTCGCCGAGGCGGCCGCCGACGCGTGGCTCGCCGAGCCCGAGCTGATCGCCGTGAGCGACCTCAACAAGGTCGTGACCGACGGCGAGATGATCACGCTTGGGTTTGACGGCTCGAGGAAGCGCTCGCGCAAGGTGACCGACGCGACGGCGCTGATCGGCTGCCGCGTGAGCGACGGTCACCTCTTCGAGCTCGGCGTGTGGGAGCAGCCGGCCGGCGCCGCGGGTGAGAACTGGGAGGTGCCGAAAGCTGCGGTGCTCGCCGCGGTCGAGGACGCCTTCGAGCGGTTCAACGTGGTCGGCATGTTCGCCGACCCGGCGAAGTGGCAAGAGCACGTGACCGGTTGGGAAGCGCGCTACGGCAATCGGCTCAAGGTCAAGGCGAGCCGGCAGCACCCCGTCGAGTGGTGGATGACTGGCGGCCGCTCGATTCAGATCGTGCGGGCGACGCAGCGACTACTCGACGCGATCCTCGAGCGAGAGATGACCTACGACGGGTCGTACGCGCTCACTCGGCATTTCCTCAACGCCCGCCGCCGTGAGGGGCGTACCGGTATCCAGATCATGAAAGAGAACCCCGACTCTCCCCGGAAGATCGACGCCGCTGTCGCGTCGATCCTCGCCTTCGAGGCGCGCTCGCAAGCGGTCGCGCAGGGGCTCGCCGAAGAGGCCGAGCCGATGGGCGGGTTCACGTTCTGACAGCCCGAGAGGGGGCGCCATGTTGAGCGACGAAGTCGAGTCCCCCGACTGGTGGCTGCTGCGCCTCGGGCGTGGGCTGCGGGACCGGCAGCCGCAGCTTGATTTCTGGTGGGACATGTACAAGGGCAACCACAAGTTGCCTGAGCTGCCGCGGAACGTCGGCGAGGCGTTCCGCGAGTTTCAGCGGAAGTCGCGAACCAACTTCATGGGCCCTGTGGCGAACGCACCTGTGTACCGGCTGCGCGCCCTCGGGGTCACCGACGGCGAGGGGAACCCGGACGACGACGCCGCCCGGTGGTGGCAGCTCAACCGGCTCGACAGCCGGCAAAAGCAGGTGTACCGGGTCGCCCTGTCGCAGTCGGTCGGTTACATGATCGTCGGTCCGCACCCGACCAGGACGGAAGACAACGGCCGACCGGCGCCGCTCATCACGGCCGAGACGCCGAGCGAGTGCATCGTCGAGCACGACCCGGCGACCGGCGAGCGCCGCGCCGGACTCAAGGCGTGGTACGACGACGTCGCCCGGGTCGGCCGGGCTGTGGTGTACCTCCCCGACCGGCTCGTGCGGTACGTGACGAAGCAACGCGGGCCCGGCCGGCTGCCGTGGGGACGGCAGGCGTGGGAGCGCGACGGCGACGAGCAGCCGCACGACCTCGGCGCGCTGCCGATGGTCGACTTCCCGTGTCGGCCCGACCTCGGCGAGGACCCCGAACCCGAATTCGCCGGCGTGATCGACATTCAGGACCGGCTCAATCTCGGCGTGCTCAACCGGATGACCGCCGGCCGTTATGCGGCGTTCCGACAGAAGTACGTCACCGGGCACAAGTTCCGGAAGCGCACCGACCCGCTCACCGGGCTCGAGGTCGTCGAGCAGCCCTTCGTACCGAGCCCGTCCGCAGTGTGGGCGAGCGAGGGCGAGAACACGAAGTTCGGGCAGCTCGACGCGACCGATCTGTCGGGATTCCTCAAAGAACACGAAGCGGACATTCGGAACCTGTTGCTGATCAGCAGTACCCCGGCGTACCTGTTCGCGACCGACCTGATCAACATCAGCGCCGACACCGTGCAGGCGCTCGACGTGCTGCACCTCGCGAAGGTCGGCGAGCACATGTCGCACTTCGGCGAGGCGCTCGAGGACGTCATGACCCTGTGCGCCCGGCAGGCAGGCATCGAGCGCGACTTCACCGAGGCCGAGGTGCGTTGGGCCGACCCGCGGCAGCTCAACCCGGCCGTGCTCGCCGACGCCGCGACAAAGAAGAAAGCGATCGGCTACCCGCTCGCCGTGCTCGCCGAAGACATGGGCGAGTCGCCGCAGCGCGTACGCAGGATCGCCGCCGGCGCCGCGGCCGACGCGCTGCTCGGCGCTTCGCTGCTGCCGACGCAGCAGCCGGGCGCGGCCGCGGGCACCGGGACCGGCACGGGTACCGGTGACGCCGCATGAGCGAGGCCACGCAAGAGGCACTGTCGCAGCAGTACGACACGATCACGGGCCGGCTGCGCGAGCGGCTGCTCGCCTTCGTCCTCAACGCCTTCGGCTCGCTCGGCAGCTACCGCGACGCCGACGCCGCCGAGTATGTCGAGCACGTGCTGCCGGTCGTGCTCGGCGCGCAGCAGCAGATCGGCGCGCTCACCGACGCCTACCTCGCGAACGTCGTCGCCGACATGTTCGGCGGCGCGGCCGCGCCCGTGGGCGTGCAGCTCGACGAAGCGCTGCGCGGTACGCCCCCGGCCGAGGTGTACGCCCGGCCGTTCGCCACGGTGTGGACCGCGCTCGGCGAGGGGCGCAACCTGACCGAGGCGGTCGGGCTCGGCCGCAACCGGCTGCGCTCGATCGCCGACACCGATCTGCAGCTCGCCCGCACGCACGCCGCGCGGCAGGCGATGCGGCGCAGCCGGGCGAAGTTCTACCGGCGCCGGCTGTCGGGGTCGAAGAACTGCGCGTTGTGCGTCATCGCGAGCACACAGCGGTACCGGGTCGAGAACCTCATGCCGATTCACCCCGGCTGCCACTGCAAGCCGGTCCCGATCCCGGGCGACCGGGACCCGGGGCAGATCATCGACGAGCATCTGCTCGAGGAAGCGCACGACGCGATCGCGCGCGATATCGGGCAGTCGGACCGCGGCGGCCGGGCGCCCGACTACCGCGACGTCATCATCACCCGCGAGCACGGCGAGATCGGCCCGTTGTTGGCCGTGCGCCGGTACGAGTTCACCGGGCCGAAGGACGTCGGGCCGACCGACGTCATCGGCACGGACTGACGCGCCGACACGGCGCAGCACCCGCTCACCCATACCCGACACGGGAGACACCACCATGCGCACGCACACCCTGCCCCGTCATGCCCGTACCGGGCAGCTCGCCCTCGGTTGGCGGAAGGCTCGCCCGAGCCGCGGCGAGAACCCCGACGAGCTGTACCCGGTGTGGCCGATCCTCGGCGGCGCCCCGGACGACGGCGACGGCGGCGGGGACGGGGACGACGACGGCGACCAGGACGACGACGGGTCCGACACGGACGACGACGGCGACGACTGGTCGGAGATCGTCAAGGGTTGGAAGACCGAGGGGCTCACGCCGGGGCAGATCAAGGCCCGACTCGAGGCATCCCGCAAGTGGGAGGACCGCGCGAAGAAGAACAAGGGCGCCGCGGACGAGCTCGCACGGCTCAAGCGCGAAGGCATGAGCGAGACCGAGGCGGCAGTCGCCGCGGCACGGGCCGAGGAACGCGTGAAGGGCGGCGAGCGTATCGCCCGCTCGGCGTTCCTCGCGGCGGCGAAGGGCCGGATCGCCAACCCGCAGGACGTCGTCGAAGAGATCAACTTGAAGAAGTACGTCGACGACGACGGCGAGGTCGACGACGACGCGATCGGCGCGCTCGTCGACAAGCTCGCCCCGAAGTCCGGCACGGACGACGACAGCGACAACGACGGCGACGACGAGCGCGACACGCGCCGCGGCAGCCGGGACCGCCGAGGGTTCGACCAGGGCGCGCGCGGCGGCCGCTCGACGCGCAAGCGGCAGACCAGCGTCGCGGCCGGCCGTGACCTCTGGGCCGAGCGGCACGGCAAGAAGACAACTACCTGACACCGGGAGTCTCCCCGATGAATCTCTCACCGACGACCGAGACCTTCGGTCAAGACGATCAGTCGTGGCTCGCGTCCGCGCACGGCACGGACACCGCGAAGCCGCTCACCCTCGACACGTCGGCGTTCACGCCGGCGACGCACTACCCGAACGGCTACTTCCCGAGCGGTCTGCCGCTGGGCAAGATCACCGCGACGGGGCTGTACGGGCCGTACGACGGCGCGGCGGCCGACGGGCGCGAGACGCTCGCCGGGTTCCTGTTCACCGCCGTCTCGGCGCCGTCCGTCAACACGGTCGACCCGCAGGGCGCGCTCTTCTGGCACGGCGCCGTGATCGAGGCCAAGCTGCCTCGGCCCGTCGACGCCGCCGGTAAGACCGACGTCGCCGGCTACATCAAGTTCTTCTGAGAGGGGTGATCACCCATGCTGATCAATGCTGACTACATCACCCCCGCCGAGCTCACCGGCTACGTGCGTGCGGGTGCCGCAGACCTCGCGGCGAATCAGTTCACGCTCGCCCGGTGGCTGCCGAACAACGAGATCGACGATCTCGAGTACCGCTTCACGAGCGGCGGCGAGGGGCTGATCGAGGCGGCGACGTTCCGGTCGTACGACGCCGAGTCGCCGATCGCCGCGCGGCCGGGCATCCGGCGCGTGACCGGTGAGCTCCCGCCGATCTCCCGCAAGATCAGGCTCGGCGAGTACGACCGGCTGCGGCAGCGCCGGCTCGACGGGCAGGTGCGCACCGCGCTCATGCGCGACGCGCTGCGCATGACGCGGGCGGTGTCCGCGCGTATGGAGCTCGCCCGCGGCGAAGCGCTGTACAAGGGCAAGCTCGAGCTCGCCGAGAACGGCGTGATCGCGACCGTCGACTTCGGCCGCAAGGGCGCGCACACGGTCGTACCGTCCGTCGCGTGGACCGACCCGGCCGCCGAGATCCTCGCCGATCTGCTCGCGTGGAAGGCGGTGTACGTCGACAGCAACGGCGAGGCGCCCGGCGCGATCCTCACGAGCGAGCGGGTCGTCGCGCTGATGATGCGGAACGACGAGCTGCGCGCCCTGGTCTACGCCGGCGGCGTCTCGCAGCCTTCGGTCGTCTCGATCGCCTCGGTCAACGAGGTTCTTCGGGCGTACGGGCTGCCGCCGATCCAGACGTACGAAGCGCGCGTGCGCGTCAACGGCGTCACGACCCGAGTCATCCCCGACGACCGCGTGCTGCTGCTGCCGGCCGCCGGCGACGCGAACGACCCCGAGTCGACCGACCTCGGCGCGACGCTGTGGGGTACGACCGCCGAGTCGCTCGACGGCGAGTACGGGATCGAGGACGGCGAAGAGCCGGGCATCGTCTCGGGTGTCTACAAGGACGACGACCCGCCGGCGCTGTGGACGAAGGCGGCCGCGATCGGGCTGCCGGTCCTCGCGAACCCCGACCTGACGTTCTGCGCCGACGTGGCCTGAGAGGGGTGATCGCATGAGCAGCGAGCAGCAGCTCGTCGCGTACGTACACGTTCGGGACGTCGGCGGCCGCACGGTCGCCTACGGGCCCGGCGAGGACGTCCCGGCGTGGGCCCGGAAACAGATCACGAACCCGAAGGCGTGGGGCGAGGGCGAGGCCGCCGCGACTTCGCAGGCCGAGGTGACCACGCCCACGGGCACGGGCGACGACCTCGAGGCGCCGCCCCGCGCGGGCAAGGGGTCGGGCGTCGACGCGTGGCGCACCTTCGCCGAGCGCAAGGGCGTCGACGTCGACCAGGACGCGACCCGAGAGCAGATCATCGCGGCGTGTGAGGCGGCCGGCGTCGTCGAGCGAGAGGAGTAGGGGGCATGGCGCCGTACGCGACCGTCACCGACTACGAAGCGCGCGCCGCCGTCACCCTCGCCGGGGTGCGACGGGCGCAGGTCGAGGCGTACCTCGCCGACGCGTCGGCGCTCATGCGCAAGCACATCCCGGCCGGGTTCACCCCCGACGCCGAGACGCTCGTCGCGATCTGCGTCGCCGTCGTGCGGCGCGTGATCGCAAACCCCGGCGGCCGCCGGCAGCGGACGATCGGGCAGTACTCCGAGACGCTCGGCGAAGACGGCGGGCTGTACCTCACCGAGGACGAGATCGACCAGTTGAAGCCCGAGACGCTCGACGACCCGGACGCCGACGCCGCGTACTCCGTCGAGCTGCGCGACGACGGGCTGCCGGGTTGGTCCCCGGGCCCGGCGGGTTGGGGGCACGTCGGCTACATGCGGCGGCCGCTGTGATCGCCGACGATCTGCTGCCGCACCGGGTCGACGTCGAGCAGCCCGGCAGGAAGACCGACCGGTACGGCAACGACGTCACCGACTGGTCGACGTCGACGCACACCGCGGTCGACGCATGGATGCAGCAGAACACGGGCGCCGAGGACACCGACGGGCGCGACGCGCAGATCGGCGAATGGCTCATGATCTGCAACCCGTTCGACGTCAACGGCGACCCGCTCACGATCAGGGGCGAGGCTCGCGTGCACTGGGACGGGCTCGACTTCGAGGTCGTCGGACCGCCGGGCCCGGCGTACGTGCCGACCGAGCTGCATCACTTCGAAATCCGGCTCAAGACCGTACAGGGGTGACCGACCATGGCCCGATCCTCATTCCGGTACCGGCCCAACCGGGCCGGCATCGCGTCGTTCCTCAAGTCGCCCGCGACGTTCGCACTGATCGAGCGGAAGACCCGGGCGGCGGAGCGCGCGGCCGCCGCGGCGAGCACGGCCGACGGGCAGTTCAAAGTCGACGTGCAGACCGAGGACAAGCGCGTACGCGGCGCCGTGATCGGTGACTACTCGACCGGCGACCCCGAGGTGTCACGCGAGGCGCTGCTGCGCGGGCTGGACGGGGCGAGGGGCGCCGACTGATGCCGGCGGCGATCGTCTTCCCGGACGCCGCCGAGCTCGTCGCGACCTACCTCCGGGAAGCACTCGCCGCCGCCGGGTTCCCGGTGCGGGTCGGCACCCGCGTGCCGAACCCGCGGCCGGCCGACTTCGTCCGGCTCAAGCGGGTCGGCGGCGCGCAGCTCGACGTCGTCACCGACCGGCCGCGGCTGGACGTTCACTGTTGGGGCGCCGACGACGAGCGCGCGCACGATCTGATGCAGACCACGCGCGCGCTGCTGCTCGCGTTCCCCGGATGGCGCCGGGCGGCCGCGTACGACGTCGCCGAGGTCGGCGGGCCCAACGAGCTGCCCGACCCCGAGACGTCCTCGCCTCGCTTCGCCTTCGCCGTCGAGGTGTCCCTGCGGGGCAAGCCTCTCGCCGCCCCCTGATCTGCGGCTCACCCGCCCCTATCCGCTCCCCCGGACCGCTCGCGGCCGGGGGTTTCTCGTGGAGGAACCATGACCACACCACCGCCCCCGGTGTCCCTCGAGGACGGGCTGCACACCGAATACATCAGGAAGCAGCTCGTACAAGCCGTGTTCGCCGCCGACTACAGCGTCTCGGCGATCACCGCGCCGTTCACCGAGGCCGACGGCACCCTCGCGACGATCCCGGCCGGGTACGTGCCGGTCGGCTACACCACCGACGACGGCGTGACGTTCACGTCTGATCTGTCCATGGCCGACGTCACGTCGTCGCAGTCGGTCGAGCCGACCCGATCGGACGTCGAATCCGACGTACTCAGCGCGCAGTTCGCGCCGCAGGAGACGAACGCGGCGACCGTCGCGCTCTTCGAGGGGCTGCCGCTGTCGGGTACGGGCGCGCTGCCCGCCATGGGTACCGCGTGGCAGTGGGACCGGGCGGCGAGCCCGGCGAACCCCTTCCGCCGGCTGCTCTTCATCGGGCTCGACTACGGCGACGACGGCGGAGAGATCTACGTCGTGAAGTTCTTCCCGCGTGCCCGGCTCACTTCGAAGGATGACGAGCAGTGGGCGCGCAGCACGGAGACGCAGCGCCCGGTGACGTTCAACGCCTACCGCGACTCGGCGGTCGGCACGTCGTGCCGCAACTGGGTCGACGGGCCGGGGTGGCGATCCCTCGCCGCGTAGCGGCACCCCCTGATCGGGCGAGGGGCGGCGGTTCTGGGTGAGCCCCGACCGCCCCTCGCCCTCCCATGCTCACCCGCAGCTCACCCGAGAAAGGCACACGATCATGAGCAAGCCCAACGGGAAGCGGTACCGGCTGGAGACCGTCAAGCGGTCGTACGTCGAAGCGGTCGGCGGCGAGCGCGTCGAGTTCGAAGCCGGCCCGGATGACAAGGTGTTCAGCTTCCCGCACCCGATCTTCACGCCCGACGAGATGCAGCGCGAGCTCAACACCGCGCAGGGCGACGAAGCCGGCGCGCGCATTCTGCTCGGCGACCAGTACGACGACTTCGTCGCGGCCGGCGGCGACGTCAACTCGTTGATGCTGCTGTACGTCGGCATCCGCAATGAGGCGCAGGACAAGGTGCAGAAGGTGCGCCCTACGAAGGGGTAGGGCCCGGCGGCGACGACGTCGTCGAGACCTACACGTACACCGTTCTCGACGTCCTCGGCGAGCACCCCGAGGCGGTCGAGGCAGACCTCGCCCACCATTACCCCGGCTACGGCCGGGGCGGGCCGCTCGCCGCCTACTGGCGGGGCGAGATCACGCTGCGGCTGCTGCGCGTCATGGTCGAGAACCTCCCGCCGGACGGGGCGACCGCCCGCGCGCACAACGGGCACGCGTGGCGGCAGATCGACTACGCGGCCGCGGACAGCCGCGACTTGCTGCATCTGCTGCTGACGGCGTTCGTCAACGCCAACCGGGACCCGAAGAAGAGCGGCGGCGCGCTGCCGTGGCCTCAACCGTCATGGCGACCAGGCGACCCCGTGCCGGACGAAGCGAAGGCCGAGCGGGACAAGGCGCGCGCGAAGGCGGCGTACGAGCACATCCTCGCGCAGACCAAGGGGGAATGACGTATGCCGGTCGAGGTCGGCGTCGGGTACGTGTCCGTCGTCCCCGAAGCCCGCGGGTTCGGCCGGCTGCTCGATCAGCAGATCAGCGGCGAGTCGGAACGGGTCGGAGTCTCGGCCGGGCAGGAAGCCGGACAGGGGTTCCTCGGCGGGATCGGCGGCGCCTTGAAGAAGGGCGTCGCCGGGGTCGCGGCCGGCGCGGGCGTGCTCTTCGCTGCCGGGTTCGTCGAGGCGGTCGAGCAGGACAAGAGCAACGCCCGGTTGGGCGCGCAGCTCGGGCTCACCGAGAAGGAGAGCGCGCGGGCGGGGAAGATCGCGGGCTCGGTCTACGCCAAGGGGTACGGCGAGTCGATCGACCAAGTGAACGACTCGCTCAAGTCGCTCGCGCAGAACGGCGTCGCCTCGATCAACGCCCCGAAGAAGGAACTTGCCGGGCTGTCGAAGGCGGCGCTCAACCTCGCCGAGACGTTCGACGCCGACGTCGGCGAGTCGACGAAGGCGGTCGGGCAGCTCATCAGGACCGGGCTCGTCAAGGACGGTAAGGCCGGGTTCGATCTGCTCACGGCCGGGTTCCAGTCGGGCGCCGACAAGGCCGGCGACCTGATCGACACGGTCAACGAGTACTCGACGCAGTGGAGAAAAGCCGGGCTCGACGGCGCGACCGCGATCGGCCTGATCAATCAGGCGCTGCAGGCCGGTGCACGCGACGGCGATATCGCCGCCGACGCGATCAAGGAATTCAGCATTCGCGCCGTCGACGGCTCGAAGACGAGCGCCGACGGATTCAAGGCGCTCGGGCTCAACGCCGACGACATGGCGGGCAAGTTCGCCAAGGGTGGCAAGGCAGCGAACGGGGTTCTCGACCTCACGCTCGACCGGCTGCGCGGGATCAAAGACCCGGTACTGCAGTCTCAGACAGCCGTACAACTGTTCGGAACGCAGGCCGAAGATCTTGGGTCCGCGTTGCTCGCGATGGACCCGTCGACGGCGGCCGCCGGGCTCGGCAAGGTGGGCGGCGCCGCCGACAAGATGGGCAAGACCCTGCACAACACTGCCTCGAATCAGATCGAGGTATTCAAGCGGCAGGCGTTGCAGGGGCTCGCCAACTTCGCGGACAAGTACGCGCTGCCCGCACTCAAGTCGTTCGGCGGGTTCCTCAACGACTACGTGCTGCCGCCCGCGCAGACCGTCGGCGGCGCCCTGGTCGATGTGCTCGTGCCCGCGGCGCGGGGTGTCGGCGACGCGTTCGCCGGCGGCGTGCAGTGGGTGAGGGAGTACGGCGCGTGGCTCATCCCGCTCGGCGTCGCGATCGGCGGCGTCGCGGTCGTGGCCGGCGCGTCGACGATCGCCACATGGGGAATGACCGCGGCTTTCTCGATCTACCGCGGCGTCATCCTCGCGGCGACCGCCGTGACGCGCGGGTGGGCAGTGGCGCAGGGCATCCTCAACGCCGTCATGTCGGCGAACCCCGTCGGTCTGATCGTCGTCGGAATCCTGGCGCTCGTCGCGGCCGCGGTCGTCGCGTACAACAAGGTCGATTGGTTCCGGGCGGGCGTACAGGCGGCGTGGTCCGGGATCAAGGCGGGTTGGGATCTGCTCTGGAACGGGGCGCTCAAGCCCGGTTTCGAGTACCTCAAGATCGGGTTGCAGGCGATCGGCGCGGCCGCGGTGTGGCTGTGGTCGACCGTGCTGTCGCCCGTGTTCTCGGCGATCGGCACCGCGGGGAAGGTGCTCTTCACGGTCCTCGCGGTGATCGTGATCGCGCCGCTCGTGATCGCGTTCAAGGCGCTCGGCGCCGTCGCGGGGTGGCTGTGGAACAACGCGATCGGCCCGGCGTTCCGCGGGATCGTCTCGCTCGCTCAGTGGTGGTGGACCGGGGTCAAGCTGTACTTCGGGTACGTCAAGGCCGGTCTGTCCGCGCTCGGCGCGGCCGGGACGTGGCTGTACCGCAAGGCGATCGAGCCGGCGTTTCGCGGGATCGTGACGCTCGCGTCCTGGTGGTGGACCGGAGTCAAGCTGTACTTCGGCTACGTCAAGGACGGGCTGCGCGCGGTCGGCTCGGTCGGCACGTGGCTGTGGAAGAACTCGATCAAACCGGCGTTCGACGGGATCGCGTCGGTCGCGTCGTGGCTGTGGAACAACGGGCTCAAGCCGGCGTTCGACAAGATCAAGAGCGGTGTACGGCTCGTCGGTAGCGCGTTCGGCACGGCGAAGGACGCGATCGGTACAGCCTTCGGCAAGATCAAGTCGATCACGAAAGAGCCCGTCAACTTCGTGATCAAATGGGTGTATACGAACGGAATCAAGGCGGTTTGGGATAAGGTCGCCGGTTTCGTCGGGCTCGGCAAGCTGCCGGCCGCGCCGAAGCTGCTCGCCGAGGGCGGCCGCACCCGCGGCGGCACGCCGGGCAAGGACAGCATCCCCGCGTTGATGATGGCCGACGAGTTCGTCGTGAAGCGTGACAGCGCTCGCAAGGTCGGGTTCGGCACGCTGCAGTACATCAACGAACACGGCGAGCTGCCGGTGCAGCGGTTCGCCGACGGCGGCATCGTGAGCGACGTCACCGGATGGTTCGGCGACAAGGCACGGAAGATCGGCGGCGCCGTGATGGACGGCGTCGACTTCCTGTCCAACCCCGGCAAGCTGTGGGACAAGGCGACCGGGTTCATCCGCGACAAGATCGCACAGATCGGGAAGAGCAAGGTCGCGCAGATGGTCGGGAAGGTCCCGATCAAGATGCTGTCGAGCCTGAAAGACAAGATCGTCAAGGCTGCGGCGTCGTTCGTCGGGGTCGGCGGCGGGGGCGGCGGCTCGTGGGCACGGCCCGTCAAGGCAGCTCTCGGGACCCGGTACGGCGTCGCCGGCCGCATGTGGTCGTCCGGCTACCACACCGGAAGTGACTTCCCTGCGCCGACCGGTACCCCCGTGGGGGCGGTCGCCGTGGGCAAGGTCGCCTCGGCGGCGTCGGGTGGCCCGTACGGCAACCACATCACGATCAGCCATGGCGGCGGGCTCTCGTCGATGTACGCGCACCTGTCGGCGATGATGGTCGGCGCCGGGCAGCGGGTGAGGCGCGGGCAGCGGATCGGATCGGTCGGTTCGACCGGCAACAGCTCGGGCCCGCACCTGCACCTCGAGGCACGCCGCGGCGGGCGAACCATCAACCCCGAGCCGTTGCTCGGCTACGCCAACGGCGGCCGGCCTCGCCCCGGCGAGGTCGCGTGGGTCGGCGAGAACGGGCCCGAGCTGCTGCAGTTCGGCGGCGGGCAGACCGTGATCGACCATAAGTCGTCGGTCGCAGCAGTCGGCGCCGCGATGGTCCGGGACATGGCCCGGAGTCTGCCGCAGCCGGTACCCGCTGCTGCTGCGGTGCGGGCGGCGCTCCCGACCGGGGGCAGGCAGCCGGCGGTCGAGTCTGGCCACACCTACAACATCTATCCGCGCACGCTCGACATGACCGTGCACGACCTCGAGCTGCTGCAGCGGCGACAGGATGCGCTCGCTCGGGTGGGGAGGCCGCGTTAAATGCCGCTGATCACCGCACCGGTAGTCACCCCGCCCGACACGGGCGGGGGCGGCAGTACACCGGTACCCCTCCCCGAGATTGGCTTCGCGACAGCCACGTACACCGACCCGACCGGGACGGTCTGGCCGCTCACCGACGAGTCGGCCGGTTGGTTCACGCTCGCCGACGGCGTGTCCGGGCTCGGCGCGACGCCGTACGAGTTGACCACCGACGCGCACCCGCGCGGCGGGGCGCGGCTGCGGTACGCCAGTCCGCAGCCGCGCGCGATCGTGTGGCCGCTGTACGTCTACGGCGAGACACACGTCGAGTTCATCGGCCGATGGCGCGCGCTCGCGACCGCGTTCACGCGCACGCTGCGCGAAGGGCCGGACGGCAGGCGTACGCCCGGATGGCTGGAGATCGCCCGGCCGGACGGGACGCGCCGCCGGATCGCCGTCTACTACCGCGAGGGTTTCGAGGGGCGCGGCGCGAAGGGGTACGGGATCGTCTCGGACGCCGCGGCGCTCACGCTGTGGTGTGAAGACCCGTACTGGGCCGATCCGGTCGAGGTCGCCGAACACCGGGAAACGGGCAGCTTGAGCTCGTTCTTCACCCCGTACCCGACGATCTCGTCCTCGCAGGTTCTCGGCTCGACCGAGGTCACGAACCCGGGCGACGTGATCGTGTGGCCGAAGTGGACCGTCACCGGCCCCGCGAGCCTGATCACGTTCACGCACCAGGGCAGCGGCGAGTCGTTCTCGCTCAACCCGACGGCGGTCGGGCACGGCAACCTACTCGCCGGGCAACAGGTCACGATCTCCACCGACCCGCCCGCAGTGCGCTACCAGGACGGTTCCAACTGGACCGGCGCGCTCAACTGGCCGAGCGCCGTTCTGTGGGGGCTCGTCCCCGGCGTCAACCCGGTCACGTTCCAGTTGAACGGCTCGGGACCCGGCAGCGCCGTCGATCTGCGGTTCAACCCGAGATACGAGACAGCCTGACCGGAAGGGAGCGGCGGGCCGGTGGCCGTGCAACTGCTCATCACCGACAAGAACCTCGCCGTGCAGGGTGACCCCCTCGACGGCTGGACGAACCTCGACGCGACGAAGAAGTTCAACGAGCCCGGCTCGGGCAGCGTCGACTTGCCCGCGCGGCCGGACGTCATGGCGCAACTGCGCCCCGGCAACCGGCTCGTGATCGTCCGCGACCGGGCGGTGTGGATGGCGGGACCGCTCGAGATCCCCGCCGATTTCTCGTGGTCGGTCACCGAAGAGCCGGGGTGGGGACGGGTCACCGTCAGTTTCTCCGACGACCTCGCGATCGTCGCCGGGTACATCACGTGGCCTACCCCCGCGAATGCGTGGACGGCGCAGCTCGCCAACACGTACCGGCAGATCACCGGCACGAACGCCGAGACGATCATTCGGACCCTGGTCAATGAGAACTGCGGGCCCGGCGCGCGAGCCGAGCGGCGCATCCCGAACTTCGCGCTCGACAGCGTCGCCGGCGTCGGTACCTCGACGACCGTCAAGACGCGCTTCGAGGCACTGCTCGACACCTGTCGGCGCATCGCTGTCGACGGCGGCGCGATCGGGTTCCGCACCCGGCAGACGGCGACTCAAATCGTGTTCGGCTGCTACCAGCCGCGCGACCTCACCGCGACCGCGCGGTTCAGCATCGGTCTGGGCAACCTGCGCTCGATCCAGGCGAAGCAGTCGGCGCCGACCGTCACGCACGCGCTGATCGCCGGTACCGAGCCGGAGACCGGCACGACCGGACGCACGTACGTACAGGCGGCCGACGCGACGGCGGCCGCAACGTGGTGGCGCGTCGAGAAGTACGTCGACGGCTCCACGGAGAACGACACGAACGGGGAGCTGTCACAAGCCGGGAAGGAAGAGCTCGCCGGCGGCGCCGCTCCCGTCGAGCTCGCGACGATCACCGTCGACACGGCCGACCTCAAGGCCGGCCGCGACTTCGACCTCGGCGACAGGGTCACCGTCGCTCTTCCGTACGGCGTCGAGATCGCCGACCTTGTGCGCTCGATCCATCTGCAGGCGACCCCCAACTCGGGCGAGTACGTCACGACGCTGATCGGCTCGCCGGGGGCGACGTCCGACCCCGCCATGGTCAAGGCACTACGCACGCTCGGCCGACGACTCGGTCGGCTCGAAACCAGATAAGGAGGTGCCTCGCGTGGCTCAGGACTCGTGGCCGTCACCGGCTCACAACGCCCGCGCGGTCACTGACACCGAGTACGAGAAGATCGCCGCGAGGTTCTCCGGTGACGGCGTGTACGGCGATCCCGCCGACGCCGCTGTCGTGACTGCCGGGGTCGGTCTGTCGGTGAACGTCCGGGCCGACGTCTACGCCTCGGTACGCGGGCACGCGTGGACGTCCGGCACGTCTACGGTGAACCTGCCGGTCACCGCCAACAGCAGCGGGAAGACCCGGGTCGACCGGGTCGTGCTGCGACTGGACCGGTCCGCGTGGACGGTACGCGCCGTCGTCAAGGCGGGCACCCCCGGCGGCAGCGCCCCCGCCCTGACGCAGAACACGGGCGATACCGGGGTGTACGAGGTGCCGCTCGCGAACGTGTCTCTCGTGTCCGGGGCAAACTCGGTCACCGTTGCCCGTAACGAGCTGTACGTCGGCGTTCGCATCCGGCCGTGCACGTCGACGACCCGGAACCCGGTTCCGGAGCTCGGCGAGATGTGCTTCGAGACGAACACCGGGCGCGTGCGGGTGTGGACCGGCGACGCGTGGAAGGGGCTCTTCGACGACTCGGGCGTGATCGGCATCAACTCGCCGTTGTCCGCGTGGTCGATCGGCACGGAAAGCGTGCTGCAGAAGCGCAACGGGAACGTGCACCTGCGCCTCGGCTCGTTCCAGCGCGCGGCCGGCACCCTCGCCGGCAGCGACGAGTCGCGGCTGCCCGTGCTCATCCCGGCGGCGTACCGGCACCCCAACCGGGATCAGTACGTCATCGCCTACACGACCGGGCTCGAGCCGAGTCGTCTCACTGTCTACTCGGCCAACTCGGACCGCCCCGGTCAGGTGTGGCTCGCTCACCATCCGACCCTTGCAAAGGGCGAGTGGATTCTTCCCGGTTCCGGTGTCAGTTGGGTGGTGGACTGATCATGGCTCGTCACGAATTCGGCGCAGGGATCGGCGACTTCGTCGTGCGTCCGTCCGATGGTCTGTGGGGTGTCGCCGCGGCGACCGTCGTCACCTTCTACGACGCGTCGACCGGCGGCACTCAGTACACCGATCTGCTCGACGCCGGCAGCACGCCGATAACGTCGGTCACGACCGACGAGTACGGGGCGCTGCCCCGGTTCTTCGGGCCCGACGGCGTCGAGGGCATGTGGGCAGACGCGGGCGGCAGCTCGCGCGCGTGGATCGAGGCGCACAACCTCGGCGACGACGAGACGGCGGCCGGCTCGGTCCGGGACTGGTTGAACGTCCGCGACTTCGGGGCTCTCGGCGACAACCTGACCGACGACACCGCCGCGATTCAGGCGGCGCTCGCCGCGGCGCCGATGGGCGGCATCGTCTACCTGCCGGCCGGCGCCTACCGGACGAGCGCACCCCTGACGATCCCGCCGGCGGTCACGCTGCAGGGGACGCACACGAACCTCATGACCGTGCCGAACCTGACCGACCCGCCGTGTTACATCAAGCCTCTGCCGTCGTTCGAGGGCAACGCGGTGATCTCGCTCGTCGACGCCGCGACGGGCGGGTACTCGACGATCAGCGCCGAGCACCGGATCTTGAACGTGATGATCGACGGGTCGGGCGTGGTAGCGCCGGGGCTCGACGGCATCCGGGCCGCCGGCAACATCCAGAACGTGGGGCTGCGTGACGTCACCGTTCGGCGGGTGAGCGGCGCCGGCGTGCATACCGAGTTCAACGCCGGTTTCCATCCGTACAGTTGGCGTTGCCATCGCGTCATGGTCGATAACTGCGGGTGGCACGGGTTCGCCATGCAGGTGATGACCGACCTCACCCTGATCGACTGTCAGGCGATCGGCAACGGGGCGAACGGGTTCGAGATCAACAACGCGGCGAACAGCCACATGATCGGCTGCCGCGCCGAGTGGAACGTCGACAACGGCTATCACCTGACCGGCGATTGGGCTGTCGGCACCGGCTCGGGCGGGATGCTGCTGTCGGGCTGCTCGACGGACCGTAACGGGCAGAACGGGGTGTTGGTCGACGCGGTCGGGAACCCGCCGCTGCAGATCGAGAACCTGTTGACTCGTCGCGACGGTCGGGCCAACGGTGCGGGCGGCGGCGGGTATGCCGGGCTCAAGGTCGACGGCGCAACGGTGCCCGTCGTCGTCGGCATGATCACGTGTTACCCCGGCGTCGACGACGACGGGACGCAGGCCAACAGCCCTCAGTACGGCGTGCGCGTCGAGGATTCGGAGTACGTATCCGTCGCGTCCGGGTTCCTGCACGCGGACACGGCCGGTTGGTCGGACGGCGGCGGGAACGGCGTGCTGCGCCGAGGGCTCAACATCGCTGAGCGGACGGGCCCGACGGCGACGCCGGTCGACGCGTTCGCCGGACCGACCGACGTCGCCGGGAACCTGAACGTCGGCGGGTACCTCGCCGCGGCGTCCGGCCAGTCGGGCGGCGTGTGGAACATCTGGGACGGAACCGCGAAGGCGCTGAACCTCGGTTCGGCCGGCGGCGGCGTCGCCATCGCGGAAGGCGGTAACGCCCGCATGGGCGTCGCCACGCTCGCCGCGGGCACGGTCACCGTGGCCAACACCTCAGTGACCGCGAACACCCGTGTCGCGCCGTTCCGGCAGGCAGCGGGCGGCACCCTCGGTCACCTGTCGGTCACCAAGAACCCCGGCGTCGGTTTCACGATCACCTCGAGCAGCAACGCCGACACGTCCGTCGTCGCATGGGTGCTCTTCGAGGCTGCGTAGCCGATCACCGCCGTACGTCACAGTCGCCCCTCGCCGTCCGGCAGGGGCTCTTTTCATGTCCAGAGGAAGGGCTCACCCATGGGTGACATAGAGAGGCCGGTCCCCGAGCGGCTCGGCGACCAGGACGAGCAGGCGCAGCACCTCACGCGCACCGGCAATGGGCCGACGGTCGAGGACGAGTCGGCGCTACTCGCCGAGGTGCACGGCCCGGCCGACATGGCGGGGTTCTACAGCCGGCCCGAGCCCGTCGACCAGGACGACGCCGAGCCGGCCGTCGACGGCGAGGGCGAGGCGGCCGACCAGGACGACGCCGCCCCGGCCGCGGACACCGCGAAGGGGGGCGACTCGGCATGAGCCTCGAGGGGATGATCGCGGCCGCCGAGAAGTCGCTCGGGCTGCGCGAGCCGAACCACATCCAACAGTGGTACCGCGAGCGCAACGGCAGCGCGTACAACTATCAGTTCCCGTGGTGCGACGCCGCGGTGACCTACTGGGCAACGCTCGCCGACGAGCGCGAGGCGGTGCTCTTCGGGACCGACTACGCGTACACCGTGGCGCACGCGCACCGCTTCAAGGCGGCCGGGCAGTGGCACGCCGGTACCCGCGGTATCCAGCGGGGCGACATCGTGTTCTTCGACTGGGCAGGAACCAACGAGATCGGGAAGATCGATCACGTCGGCATCGTGACCGCGGTCAAGGGCGCGTACGTCCACACGATCGAGGGCAACACCCTCAACGTCTGCGCGCGGCGCGTGCGCACCGAGGCCGAGATCGCCGGATACGGCCGACCGAAGTACAAGCCGGCACCGAAGCCGGCGCCCGGCAGCTCGTCAGGCTCGAAGCGGCCGCAGGTGTCCCTCGCGAAGCTCATCAAGGCGTCGAAGGCCGACCCGCCGAAGAAGGGCACGCCCGTCTCGTACGCGCCGACGAAGGTCGTCGAGCAGGCGCTCGTCGCCGAGCGGCTGCTCGCCGCCGGCTACGCCGACGGGCATTTCGGCACGGCGACGAAGAGCGCGTACAGCCTGTGGCAGCAGCGATGCGGGTTCACCGGCACGCAGCCCGGCGGCGACGCCGACGGTACGCCCGGCGCGACGACGCTGCGGCGCCTCGGGGCGAAGCACGGGTTCGACGTCGTCGCCTGACACCTCCCCGGCCGCCGCCGGGCGGCCGGGCTCACCCATCACCGGAAGGGGGCGGCTCATGCCCGCTCTGTTCGTATCGTTCATGCGCACCGCCGTGCCGTTCGTCGTCGGGTGGCTGCTCACCCTCGCCGTGCGCGCCGGCGTCGAGATCGACTCGGCGACCGTCACGGGTGCCGTGACCGTCGCGCTCGGCGTCGCTTACTACTTCGTGTTCAGGCTGCTCGAGTGGATCGGCGAGCGGCTGCCCGGTGCGGCGCTGCAGACCGTCGCGGGCGTGCTGCTCGGGTGGGCGCGGCCGCCGGCGTACCCGAAGGTGCCCGAGCTCGGGCGGGTCGACCCGACGCCGTACAGCGGGCCGACCGGCACCCGGTGACGTCGGTCGATCGGCCGCGGTTACACCCCCCTGCACAACCGGAGGTAGCGCGTGGACGCTGCGACGCTCGGCGCCGTCGGAACCATCGTCGTCGGACTCGCAGCGGCCGGTGCAGCCCTGATCGGGCACCGCGGCGCGGCTGCGGCGCAGCAGTCGGGCGCCGTGCTCGGCGGGTACTCAACGCTCGTCGACAACCTGCAAGAAGAGCGCGACAAGCTGCGCGACCGGCTCGTCGAGACCGAGAGGCTACTCGCCGCGGCGTACGCCGAGCTCGCCGCCGAGCGCGCCGATAAGGCAGCACTACACGAACAGATCACGGCACTGACAGCCGAGAAAGTGCGGCTGCGCGAACGGATCGTCGAGCTCGGAGGGCAACCCACGTGACACGCCGTCATGCTCAACCGGTCCTCGCGCAACGGTGGCGCTCGCTCGCGGTCGCCGCGGTGCTGCTCGTTCTGTCGGGGGCGGTCGTTCTCGTGTGGCTGCGGATCGACAGCGAGGCTCGTCGGGCCGACGCCCTCGCGACCGAGGCAGATCTGCGCGGCGACGCCGTGAGTACGCTCGCCGGCGACGTGCGAATACTGCGCGAGCAGATCAAGGCCGAGGGGAAGACACCGGCGGTCCCGGACCCCTCGCGAGCAGTCGAGGACTTGCCCGCGCGCGCCGAAGTGCCCGTACCGATCCCGGGCCCGACGGGTCCCCCGGGCCCGAAGGGCGACCGGGGTGAGCCGGGACCGACCGTGACGCCGGCACCGGGCCCGACGGGACCGCAGGGCGAGCCGGGCTCGACCGTCACCGGACCCGCGGGCCCGCCGGGACCTACCGGGCCCGCCGGCCCGGCTGGACCGACCGGGCCCGCGGGCCCGCCCGGCGAGGACGGGCGAGACGGCGTCGACGGCACGGACGGGCGCGACGGGCAGACGTGCCCGGCGGGGTACACCCTGCAAGCGCCCGATTGGGACCCCGACGCCCTTGTCTGCCGACGGGACGGCGCCCCGCAGCCCGAGGACCCGTCGCCCTCGCCGAGCTCGGCGCCCCTCGGCCTACCGGCCGAGCGTCGGCGCATCGCATGACTTGAGCCCCTGTCTGGCCTAACGGCCGGGCGGGGGCTCTTCTGTCGTTCCTGGTCAGATACAGGAGCGACCCCCGTCGAGATGAGTCGACGGGGGTCGTTGAGTGCTCCCCGAAGGGGCTGCATCCCAGTATGACTCACGCGGACCGCAATCGGCAGTCGTACGCTGGTCGTTGAGTGCTCTCACCCGACAAGGGGAAACCATGATCAATCTGTCAGGCATGACCACTGGGGAGCTGATCAAGTACTACCGCACGAAGGCCGGCAAGACGCAAGCAGCCGTTGCCGGACTGGTAGGCCGCTCCGAGGACTGGCTCAGCAAGGTCGAGCGGAACGTGATCCCGATCGACTCGCTCTCGATGCTCATCGCGATCGCGCGCGAGCTCGGGCTCACGAACGTCGCCGATCTCGTCGGTCCGGCCGTCGACTTGAGCCTCGCCGGCGGGGGGGCCGAGCACCCGTCGGTTCCTGGCATCCGTCGCGCGCTGAACACCCCGCCGTCGCTGCTCGGCGTCGGGCTGCCCGGTGAGGCTCTCACCGGGGCGCAGCTCGGCGAGCGGGTCGTCGAAGCGTGGGGTATCTACGAGACGCAGACGCAGCGGTACGGGCCGGTCGGCGAGATGCTGCCGGGGCTGCTCGCCGAGGCGTACGCGACGCTGCGACGGACGACGGGCGAGGACGAGCTCGAGGGAACCCGGGCGCTCGTGTCGCTGCTGCACCTGCATCAGGTGTTCTTGCGGCGCGTCGGCGAGCGCAAGCTGTCGCTGCGCGCCGCCGACCGCGCGATGCAGATCGCGGACGAGACGGGCGACCCGGCGCTGATCGCGGCCGCGGCATGGAACGTCTGCGGCATCCTCACCTCGAGCGGCGAGGTCGCCGACTCGCTCGAGCTCGCGCGCAGCACGATCGCGCACTGCCGGCCCGGCGACGACGCCTCGCCCGAGCACCTCTCGGCGTACGGGGCGCTGCACCTCGCCGCGGTGATCGCGGCGGTCCGTGACAGCAAGGCGCCGACCGCATGGGATCTGCTGCGCGAGGCTGACTCGATCGCGGGCCGGCTCGGCGGCGACGCGAACCACTTCCATACGTCCTTCGGGCCGACCAACGTCAACATGCACGGCGTGCACCTCGCGGCCGAAGAGGGCGACGTCGCCGAGGCGCTGCACCTCGCCGATACCGTGACGATCCCCGACGGCGTGCTGCCCCTCGAGCGCACGACGCGGTATCTCGTCGAGGTGATGCACGCGAACCGCGTGAGCGGCGACCAGTACGCCACGCTGCACATGCTGCGGCAGATCATGGAAGCGTCACCGGAAGAGATCAAGTACTTCCCGCTTGTCCGTGAGGCGGTGCAGTCGCTCATCAAGCGGCCGCGGCCGCACATGCATGCGGAGCTGCACCGGATCGCCGAACACGTGGGCGTGCTCGCGTAGTTGGCAACCCGGAACCCTAGGCGACCCGGAAAATCCTTCCGGGTCGCCTTCGTGTGTGCGCTCTACGGTCCGTTACATGACGATGACTCAGCGAGCGCGCCGAGGGGTGACGTTGACCGCCAACCCCGCGCAAGGCGTACGGATTGAGCGCAACGGATCGTTAGAGACGACGCAAGCCGGCCGCTTCGCGATGCCGCTGTCGGTCACGCAGGACGGCGCCGACCTCGGCGTCGGCCGGCTGATCCTGACGTACGAATGCGCCGCCGAGCTGCACGCCGAGCTCGGGCGACTGCTCGCCGCCGAGTCGACCACCCCGACTACTCCGGATGAGCGGAGCGAGACGTGACGACGAATGAGACGGCGCCCCCGGGCGCCCCGACACGACGGACGACGCAGGACAGAATTCGCCGGGCGAACCTCGCGGAAGCAGCCGGCGGGTTCGACGGGCTCATGCCCGTCGACTGGATCAGGGACAGCGGAGCGAGCGTCAGCCGAACCCTGATGCTGTGGGATCAGGGACAGCTCGCCGAGGTGCCCGCGGGTATCGGGTGGGACGTCGTCCGCATGGGACGTCACCGGGGTTGGCGCACCGTGACGGCGCTGCGCACGGCCGGCGCCGCCGTCGGGCCCGTGCTGCACACCGAGGCGCACGTCGAGGTGTTCGTGCCGCGCGGCTCGGTCGACGACTGGGACCAGGACGGCGCGACGGTCCTCGACCAGGGCCAGACGATCGCCCTACCGCCGCCCGCCGTCGTCGCCCCGCACACCCTCAACGCCCGCTCTTGGGTCGTCGCCCCGGGCGTGCCCCTCACGGACGGGACGGCGCTGTACGAGGCGTACGCGGCCGCCGGCGCAAGTCTGGCCATGGGGGACGCGCGGTGAACGAGACGACCACTCTCGAGCCGCTGTCGCTCGGCGACGTGATGCGGCTCAACGCCCGCACGTGGCTCGAGCCGGTCCCCGACGAGCGGCCGCTGCCCGTGCTCATGCTGACGTACCCGGCGCCGCAGTTCGACGACGTCGATCCGGACGTCGTCGAGAGCACTATGCGCCGAGTCGCGGGGGCGCTCGGCGCCGTCCCGGCCGGGCCCGAGGTACCCGACGGCGGCGTGCGCATCAGTACGCACGGGCTCGAGGCGCTGCTGTGGTTCACCGGCTGCTCGTACGCGCTCAAGATCTCCCACCCCCGATGGCTGCGCGAGCTCAACAGCGCCGGCCGGGCGCTGCTCGCCGTCGGGCTCGACGAGCTCTCGCCGGTCGCCGCGGTCGCCGAAGTCGACGAGTACCGACAGCACGCTCGCCAGACGGGCCGGATGCACTTCGCCTTCGCGCGCGTCGGCCGCCGCGCCCTCGGGGGTGCCGCGTGAAAGCAGCCACCCGACCCGACGTCGTGCCGTTCATCGCGGCATGGAGCCGCGAGCTCCCGCCCCGCCGCCAAGTGGTGTACGCCGCGGGCAGCGGGATCGCGTACGTCGACGAGACACCCGAGGACCGCGACCAACACGGCGTTCTGTGGAACGGGCGCGCGCTGCGCCAAGGGCAGGGGCGGCCGCGGTACGGCGACGTTCATCCGGGACGGCAGCGCGTCGCTATGGAACACCTCTTGTGCCAGGTGTGCGGGCGAGCAGCCGATCGTGACGACCGCGGCGTGCTGTGGCTGCTCGAGGACAACCGCCGCGACTGGCAAGGCTGGCCCGAACGGCTGATGACGACGCACCCGCCCGTCTGCCTCCCCTGCGCCGACACGGCGGTACGCCAGTGCCCGCACCTCACCGGCAAGAGCGTCGCCGTACGCGTGCGCGACAGCGTCATGTGCGGGGTGTACGGGCGCATCTGGTCGCCGTCGGCATTCGGGCACCCGGTGCGCACGGCGAACAGGGAAGTCGTCGAGTACGGCACTCCCTCCGCCCGCTGGGTGCTTGCAGGGCAGGCGGTGCGCGCCCTGTACGGCTGCACGCTCGTCGACCTCGAGCGCGAGCTCGCCGGGCGCTCATAGACAGGGGCGGTCGGCGGTGTTCCCCCCCGTATCCCGCCGGCCGCCCCGCTTACCCGCAGGTCACCCCCCGTACTATCGGAATCGGACACGCGTTCGAACCGATCTGCCTCGGGGAAAGACCGTTGCGACCGATGCCCCGTACAGGCATCGTCTCTGGCGGATAGACCCGCCCCCCACGACGGGCGTGACGGTTCACTCGCGCGAGGTTCCCTCCGTCCAGATGACGGAGCACGCCCGGCCGCCCCGGTGCGCCCCTACGATGGGTGCCCGGGGCGGTTTCGTGTCTCTGACCAGGGGCGATATCCGGTCAGAGTTGCGTCGGATACCCTCGAAAATGACAACAAGCGCTTCGGCGGATTTCGTTCGCGAGCGACCTGCGAAAACGCAGGTAGGCACATCGCTCAGGCCCGCGCACCTTCTAAGCGCTTGGCCGCAGGTTCGAGTCCTGCCGGGGGCGCTCACCTATCCTGACCAGCGGAAACGCTGGTCTTCTTTCTGTCTGGCCCGAAGCACATCGCTGTGACAGCAAGCGCCTTGACTG